TGCTGTTCTCGCATCTGATCGGTATGATGTGCCAGATTTCGCGGTCTATCAGTTCGCCGCACTCGTATACGGTGATTTCAAGGGTAACGGAACAATCGTTCAGTGTAGTGTTCGAAATTACGCGGTGTTCAAAATGGCGTTTCGGTTTGCAATCGTCCTTATCGTGGTATCCTTCTACGGCTTGATCCTGCGGGGCGAGTTCCGGCAGCATATCGTCATACATGCGGTTCAGGCCGTCGCGGCTGAACATGTGTGCATTCTGACGGATTACGGCCTCGATATTAGCGGTAGAGAATCCGAGGGTGTGCATGTTGCCGCTTTTTAACAACAGGTAACTGGGAAAGTTACCGGCGATAACATTGATCGAATCCCCGGGCAGTGATACCATATAGTTACGGTTCATGCGATATCCTTCTACGTCGCCGACCAAGAAAAGGGCATTATCTATGCCGGCAATGGCGACGACGCGGTCGATCGTAAGGAACTTCGGAGGTTCGCATACGATCGGATATTCATGTACAAAGCCGCTTTTAAGCGCGGCGGGGCAGCATTCTTTCTTGCGTTCGAAATGGGCGAATCCTGCATCGAATCCGCAGGATATGGCGCGTTGGAATCTCGGATAGCCGTAGGCCCGGCGGGGCGCGGCTATGGCATTACCACAAGACATAAATTTCCTCCTAAACAATTAATTCTTGCTTCTTGCTTCTGGCTTCTGGCTTCTTGTTTAGAGAGGGGATTGCCCGCCCGGAACGGGCGCACGCCTCTGTATGCTTATCCGCAAGTCCGGCACTTGCGGTATTGGCATCCTGAATTAATAGTGGTACCCTTGTGCCGCCGGTTCGCAGTACGGCATCGGATATTGCGGCATGTAGGCGGGTACGCTGCCTAAACCGCGGACTGCCATAGTGGTTTGCAGATAGGTGTTCTGCGCGCTGAGTCTCCTGATTTCGTCATCTTTGAGGGTACGTTCCAGCGCATCGACACGCTGTACGAGGGCCGCGGTGTTCTGGCACCCGAGGACCTCGGAGTTCTTAAAGCCGATGGCAGTGTCAAAGTTATTACGGTCAATGGCCGTTCGGTTCTCGTAAAACCCGCGGTCAGTGGCCGTGCGGTTCTCGTAAAAATACCGGTCATTCTCGCGCTGCGTAGTAAACGCGTTCGTTACGATTTCCTGTCGGGTCTGCGCAAACTGTGCTAAGTTGTCCCGCTCGATGTCCCATAGGTTTGCGCCGTTAAATCCGCCTTCGCATCCGCATCCGTGCCCGCGTTTGTCCATGCATTGCGCGGCCAGCATATAGGGAAGCGCATCTCCGCCTACATTGCCGTTTCCGTACCCTTTGCGATGGTCGTCTCCGTCTCGTCTCCACATGAAGATCAAGGCAAAAAAGATTATGACGATCGCGAATATCCAGATTCCCCACCAGTTATTCTGGCGGGAAGCGTCGTCTCCGCCGCCGGTTGATGTCATGACGTTCGGGACCTGTCCGGTGTTCTCATATACCATTTGCGTGCATCCTTTCCGTTCTTAGTGTGTATATCATGTCAATCACATTGGTTGACAAGCTATCGTGTCCCGGCTCCGGGTTGCTGACCCGGCGTATGGCCCGGTGGTGTGTATCCCGGTGCGGTTCCCGGTTGTGTGTGCTGTTGCCCGTCCCGGCCGCCACGCTGTTGCGGATTTGACCCGTAACCATCTCGTCCGTCATGTTGGTATCCACGACCGTCGTCGTGTCCGCCGCCGGTACGTCCGTCATGTTGTCCTCTGTCGCGACCAGAATAGTCGCCACCCGTTCCGTCATGGCGTTGTCTGTCCTGTCCGTATCCGTCATGCTGCGGCAACATGCCTTGCTGTCCGCCGCCCTGTCCGCCTCCGGTCAATCGCTGCACCATGCCGGTTAGTTCGTCTACGTTTGGCTTCGCTTGGTCTAGTACTTCAATGAATTTCCCTAAAAACATTCCCGCGCCCAATATGGCCGCGTAGGTTCCGATATTGCCGCCTAACCCTCCGCCTTTCTGCTGCTGTTGTTGCTGTTGGTATCCGTGATGCTGGTACTGCTGGTCCATCTCATTTCCCCTTTCCGGTGAAGAAGCTTAAAATAGCGGGCAGCTGCCCCATTTCGTTCAACATGCTGGTCGCATGCGGTATGACTTCATTCGGGCGCTTGCCCTTGATGCTGTTCCAAATTTGATTGTTTTCGAATGCTCCGCCCCATCCTTTACTTCTTGCTACCTGCTCTAAACTTGCCATCAACGCCGCGGGGCTGTTTTCCCGCTGGCCTATTTCCATCGCTTTCCCCATTATTTCCTCCGCTCCAGGAAACTTCGGGGCTATCCACTTCCAAATCGACTGTAGGATTTTTTCCATCGCGTAACATCCCCTTAATTTCATTTATGTCCATTTCCAGTATGGAAAGCTGGTTCATGATCGAGACGGTGACATCGGGCCTCTCCTGTTCGATAGTGTCGGGCAGGGTGTCGGTCTTCCGATAGGTTTCCTTGTGCGTGGTTGGCCCGTTCGCGTCGAACCATTTGATATATATCTCCCCGTCCCGCTCGTTCTTAAAATATTGTTTGCCGCCCATCCAATCCGCCGCATAAGCCCATGCTTCCGCAGCGGAATTAACGGGGATGAATGGTCCCGGCGGGCCCGGCTGAGCAGTAACCGGCTCCTGCTGCGGATATTGCGGAGGTGGCGGTTGGTTATTTCCGTATACTTCTTTCTCCAGCCGCAGCATCCGGTCCTGGTATGCCTGCGGAATCTGTGCTACAGGCGGCGGTGGATAGTATGCGGATGGCATTGGCGGCGGTTGCTGGTAATACCCCTGCGGTGGGACATACGGGTACCCGTAACTCATGTGCAGCACTCCTTTTAAGCCGCCCAAAGGCCGGTGCGTTTACTTAGGAGTGACCGCGTCGGCCGTGGGCAAGGGCTATAAAACTATTTTTACGTAACCAGGTATTGCGCATAAGCCGTTAAAGTGTCCGATGGACACATCAAAGCCGTCCGTAAAGTGTCCATATGTCGGAAAACATCATATTTAATATATGGAATTTTTATACATTAATTGATAATATTGTAAATGTACGGGAAAGGTGTGTTCCGGTATGCGTTGGAAATGGCAAACGTTTGTAAAAAAGATAGCGAGGCCCGAATTCTGGGGAACATTGACAGGGTTAATCGCGGCTGTACTTGTATTGTTCCATGTAAATGCGTTAACCATTCAGCATACGGTGGCACTCATAGCTTCTTTAGGGGCGATGGTTACATTCCTGCTGGGTGTCGAATTAAAAAGTTGAATAGGCACCGTGCGTTATACACCCTCGTAATCACTCTTTTCGGAGGCGTAATGCTGTTTTTTTTACATATGCTATATATCAACAGGGACATAAAAAAAAACGTGTTAAAACTCGAAAAAACGTGTGTGTCGCTTATGGCGAAAATCGATTCGAAGCATAACGATGTCCCTTTTGATTGCGCTACCGCGTCGGAGGATGCAATACGGATAAGATGCAGGGAAAAGGGAAAGAGTAACGAATATGCCGACTTCTTGGTTATGGCGCACATATCCGGTATGACACATAAGGAAATAGCGGCAAGACTAGGCATCGCGCCGAAGACGAGCCGGGAATATAAACGCAAGCGTACGAAGGAAATAAACGACAAGCCGGCCGGGGCGTAAACCGGCGTCGAAGGGGAGTGTACCCCGTAAAAAACGTATTCGAGGAGAAACTTTATGACAAGGACATTTTTAGCCGGTATGGGCGTTACCGACGATGCAAGCATCACGAAGATATTAAATGCGCATCATGAAGAACTTCAAACGGCGAAAGACGCGCAGGAAAAGGCTGAAAAGGAATTGAGAACGATTAAAGTCGAATTGGAAGACGCAAAGAAACCGAAGGACGGAGCGGAAAACTGGGAACAGAAGTTCAATGATGAAGTGCTTGCGCATAAGACGACAAAGGATGGTTACGCCGCCGAAAAGACAGCCTCCGAAATCGATTCCATGGTGTCCGCCGCCTTAAAGGATGCAAAGATGAACGAAGCGGCCATACCGAAAGCATTAAAGCTGTATGACCGAAAGATCGTTACCCACAAAGACGGAAAGATAACGAATGCGGATAAGGTACTGGAGCATTTCAAGTCCGAATGGAAGGACTTCTTCATGACCGAATCCACGATAGGCACGAAACCTTCTACCCCGCCACCGCCTGGAGGAAGCGGAACCGATTCCGGAAAAGCAAATGCTGCCATGAATAGTTTTATTCTGGCCGCAGCGGGAAGGAAGCCAAACACATAATTAGGAGGGTCATTTATGGCCGTAAATGCTATATTAAGAGAAAATGCCGAAGTACTTATACCGCCTGAAATATCACCCGAAATCATTCAGGGGTCTATAGAACGTTCCACCGTTTTAAGTCAGTTTCGAAGACTTCCTGATATGTCCAGCAATGTTCGTGAACTGCTTGTACTTGACGCACTTCCATTCGTGTACTGGGTCAACGGTGATACTGGAATAAAACAGACCACATCTATTAATTGGGACGGCGTAAAGATTATTGCCGAAGAGTTGGCGGTCATTGTACCCATACCGGAAAACGTGTTAGATGACGCCGCTGCAAATGGATATGACATCTGGGGACAGATCAGACCGCTTTTACAGCAGGCGGCAGGGCAAGCTATTGATCTCGCGATCATATTCGGTATCAACAAGCCGGCATCTTGGAGGCCCGATATCGTAACGTCCGCTACCGCAGCGGGGCAGGCAGTAACTTCTACCGGGGACACATGGGCCGATATCATGGGCGAAAACGGGGTCATCGCGAAAGTAGAGCAGTCCGGGTTCATGCCGAACGGAGTCTTGTCATCCGTCATGATGCGCGGTTTACTCCGCAACATGCGCGGTGATGACGGTCACCCGATATTCGCTACCTCTCTTCAAGCCGGGGGAGGCTATATGCTGGACGGTATGTCGATGTATTTTGTCATGAACGGTGCGTGGGAAGATTCCCTTGCAAAGTTAATCGTTGGCGATATGTCGCAGGCCGTTTATGCAATACGGCAGGATATCACGTACAAAATTCTGACGGAATCCGTTATTCAGGACCCGTCCACTAAAGAGATCGTCTATAACTTGGCGCAGCAAGATATGGTCGCGCTGCGAATGAAAATGCGTTTAGGCTGGCAGCTTCCGAACCCGATTAATGCACTGCAGCCAAACATCGCGTATCGGTTCCCATTCGCGGTTCTCAAGCCAGCAGGCGGTGGCGGTAATGGCAATGGAAACGGTAACGGAAACGGTAATGGAAACGGCGGAACTTGAAGCGAACGGCAGTTAATAACTGCCGACGGCCATCCATTTTTTACAAATGACGGCCAACCATTCATAACTGCGGAGTGAGTTTAATGCCAGAACCATATTACAGTATCCATTCGGGAACAATAATAGATGATGGCATTGATAAAGTGCTTAAATATGCCATTTTAGACTATAAATTTACGGAACAGCCAACAGGACGGACCGATGAAAACGGAAATGATACGTATGAGATATCGGTCAGCGGAAATACTGGCGGTACGGTAAACGTGTGGAATAACTTTGGGCCTCCGATTTCGAATTTTCTTTATCCGGTGAAGATTGTTCGTGCGAGTTGTAAGAATTCAGCAGGAAGTACCATTTTCCACGGAACCGTGACGATTAATGCCTCTTTTAGCGTTGCCGTGTCCAGCGCGGGACAAGTGCAGGAGTACCATGAGGGGACACAGTACAATAACGAACCCTGTATAGCTACGATCGAGTATACGAAGGTGTAGGTGACTTATGGCGGAACCTTTTTACAGTGATTTCGATGGGGATACGATTGACGACAAACTGGGCCGCATTCCTGGCAAGGGTATTTTATTGCTGAAATTACAGTCGCACTTGTGGGAACCGGAAGTTGAATACGATTTTCGCGATGGGACATACGGAATGAAGTTTATCGGACGTTTGTCATCCGCGCCGGGCGATAGCAAATTCGTTCCTTTTTACGCACTGCCTGAAAACGCTATTATCCGAAGAGCGGAAGGATACGTCATGTATGACCGCGGCGTCGCGGACTCGATACCAAATTGCGTATATACTTTTTTCCCAACACGGCCCGAGGGCGGCGTCGATATATCCATGTACAACGGGATATGGGGAATGATGTCCGGACGGCTGTCCACAGCACGAACGAACCAACCTTACGATGTTGCTGTTATATACACAAAATATTAAGGCGGGGATACTATGGCGACTCCGTTTTACAGTCAATTCGTCGGTGAAGAGATAGATAAAAGACTGGCACAGGAAGTGATCTGGTCAAATGGCACGGTAACAGACGTCTCTGCAGGGAGTAACGCTTCGTTTCTCATAATGCCGATTGTACTACCGAATGGCGGTGTTCAAGGCATTTATACGTCAGATAATGCCCCGTACGCATCGCTGGAAGGATTTGTTTATATCCAAACAGGCGGATTATATGTTTTTTCCGTTTACGGTGGTAGGACGAATACCACGGCGGGTAATATGACAATACTTCTTTTTGTGGTACGAAATTACGGGAGCGTAGCGGGATCGACAGACCCATCTCATGCCAATTCCGGCAGATATGTTGTAGGGAATACAACCAATGGATACTTAAATACTTTTGAGCCGCTTACGGTAATGACTAGACTAGATGCTAATGATCTGATTTACCTGACCCGCGTACTGGGTGTCAATGGGCAGTTCACTACTAATTTTAATAACAGTGTTATGCGCTTCACGATAGCCAAGATTGTATAGAGGGGATACCGATGAACGACGTCATAATACCGTTTAAGGTTGACTCCTTCAACGTAACCCTAACAGGGGAACGTAACATTCCCGCGATGAATCGTAATTTTATCCGTGCCAAATTCACTTTTTCGGAAAACTGGAATGGTCTAACCAAGATCGCGATCTTCCATCGCGGTAGGTATGCCATCCATGTGCCGCTTGAAAACGACGAGTGTCAGATCCCAAATGAACTAATGGAGACGATCGGCTCTATTAATGTGTCGGTTTATGCGGGAAACCTACGCACTACAAACACGGCGGCGATACGGATAACCGAATCGGGTTTTACCGAACCGGAACCTCCCGAACCCCTGCCCCCAGAGATTAATTACGAATTCGTTCAGACTCCGAATAATTCAGTATTGTTTATCCGCGTGCAAAACGGCATATTCGAGTTTTTTGCAAACGGCGTTTGGAACGAAGTGTTAGGCGGCGGCGGAGGAAACGGTTCTAGCAACATAGCATGGCTGCCTGTTCTCGATTCCGCTAGTAATTTGTCCTGGGTCCGGTCCTCCACCACTACGCCCCCGGCTCCTCAAAACATTAGAGGTTTACCAGGTATTGACGGAACAGATGGAACCAATGGAACAAACGGTACCAATGGCGCTAATGGAACCAATGGTATCGATGGGAATGATGGAGCAGATGGCGAAGATGGTGCTTCCGCTTATGATATATGGCTCTCTCTCGGTAATGATGGAACGGAACAGGACTTTATCGATTCGTTACGCGGTACCGATGGAGCGAACGGTACGGATGGAAGTAATGGAGCGTCCGCCTATGAAATATGGCTATCGAAAGGAAATTACGGAAGCGAGCAAGATTTCCTGGATTCTTTAAAAGGCATGAAGGGCGACAACGGCATGTCTGCTTTTGAATCGGCGGTATTAGGTGGATACACGAGCAATCAGACGCAATTTTACTACGATCTTGCCGCCCTGGATGGACTGGGGGATGCGATTTTATCCATAACGGGGGTGGCGTAAATGGGAACGCTGCCACAAGCGTTATCGGAACTGTCAAAACGCCGTGACGAGCTTGTTTATAATTTGGATATCATGGGTGTAGATGCTTCAAACAGTGATACGCTGGATGTACTAATCGATAAAGTTTTAGAGATCGAAACGGATGTACCTTACGGAGAAGAAGGATGGAAACCGCAAGATGACTGGTATGACATTAAGTCGGTACTGCATAATGATGCAACAGGCGGATATGGAGGTCGATATATACAGCTTTTGACGGATCATGAGGATGTTACTGGTTTGTCAGGAGGTTTGGCGTACAGAACGAGCGATGGAGCATTTTATACGAATTCGGCGGGTTTAACGCATACGTGGAACAGATTACAAGATAAGGCAACATCGTTAAGGTATAAGGTACGATGGTTGATTACTTATACAAATGAACCGAGTACGGCCCCGATTTCGGATTTTTGCTTATGGGTATATTTCGATGTAAACATTAATGGTGTCGTACAAAACTATCGAAATAAGCGTTTTTTACAGTCATTTGAGTTCGCGCCTGGTAAAAATATTACGGCAGTGGTAGCAAGTACACAAATGCTATTTTTAAACGATATGGCATTATGCAAAGTACGCATAAGTACAGTAAATGTAACAAACTGCAATCAAATGTTTAATAACTGCGGTTCATTATGGGACTTACCACAGTTTGATCTTAATATTTGTACGGATGCAGGTAGCATGTTTCTTAATTGTCGTAGCCTTGTGACGGTAGACGTGATAAATACTTCATCCGTCACGAATATGTCTAACATGTTTAGCGGTTGCTATCGATTACGGCGATTACCGGAAACAATAGATGTGTCGAATTGTACAACATTGGCCGGCATGTTTTACTTTTGCACGGGTTTACGAAATGTTCCTAACATCATGAATACTTCAAATTGTACTAATTTTTCGACGATGTTTCAGGCGGTATACAGTTTAACGCGTTTACCCGATGTTTTAGATGTATCAAATGGCACGAATTTATCTAGCATGCTCCAAGATGCTGTGTCAATGACCTACTTACCGGACGTATTTAATACAGGTAGCGCAACAAATATTACACGAATGTTTTATAATACCAGACTTTTAACAAAGGTACCGCCAAATCTGGATTTCACAAATGTTGCAACAGCTGGTACAGAGGTTTTTTCTCAGGCTCCTTATATTCGCGGTTTGCGTGTATATGGTATGGGCGTATCTTTTAGCATGTCAGATGTTCAATTTTTAACGCGCGACGACATTTTATTTACGTTTAATAATCTGAAAACGGTTTCTGGACAGACGATAACATTAGGTACTGCAAACCGCGCAAAGTTACAACCGGGTGACGAAGCGATCGCGACCGGAAAAGGATGGACCATAGCATGATACCGCAGGAAGACTTAGACCTAACGATATGGCGGGTAGCGAGCCATTGCCGTAATTTTTTCAACGAGAGCAATTACCGACTGGACTTAGGCCAGATTACGGTCCCGAATGCCTTCCTTGCGCTATGCCGGCAGATAAACGCGTTCATTAACTCACCTGCTGGCCAACCATCCCCCTACGCATCAGAAACGGTGGTGGGACTTCATAGCTGGACAAAGGCATCATCTAAAGACGGTACCCCCGTTTCATGGGAAAATGTTTTCGAAAAGCAGCTGAACCCATGGCGGAAAATGTTTGTGAGGGATTACGATGGCGATGGAAGACTATTACGAGGTTTTTTACCTACAGACGTATAGCAAGATACCAACAGGGTTACCGCCGCCATTCGATTACGAATGGGCATTCGGGGACGGCCCGGACTTCATGGGCGCATATATCCAAGATACGTCTCCTCAATTAATGCAGGCTTCCGCGATGGGATATCGCGCTACTGGACGGTTCGTATGCGACCCATCCATACCTATTCGGGACGGGGACGTAGTGCGGAGGGAATCCGATAATGCCTATATCAAGATCAAAGGCCAGCCCAAAGTATCGCCTCCGCAGGCTGAGTCGCAGATAAAAACGTTTATTGGGGAGATAACCGAAGTCGATGAATGATGTCCGCAACATACTGCATGGTTTCTGGTCCGACTTTAAGAACCCATTGAATAGTCAATTTTTAATGGCGTTCCAGAACGGATATGCCATTGTTCGAGACAGTCAGGGCCGGCCGGAACGACCGTTATTTCCCTACATCACCTACGACTTGGAACTGCCCGATACGCTGGATTTTACGATATCCTCGGCATCCGTATGGGACCGCCGGCCATCCTCCCCTGGGTTCTTCGGGGTGGTGGACGATGTGCTAAGGCAAGCGAGGGAACGTATACCCACACAGGGTATCGTCTTGGATATACAGGATGGTCAGGCGGTATGGATATATCGGTCAAACCCTTTTATTCAATACTTGGACGACCCGGACGATCAGGCTATCATGCGGGGCATCGTGCGGGTAACTGTACGATATTACGGATCATAGGAGGAAGAATATGGAAGCTTTAATGGAAAATCTTTGCGGTTTTAAAAACGAATTGACCGGTATTTTAGCTGATTCTACGAATCCGGAATTAACGAAGGGAATAATTGAGTTTATATCAAGATGCATACAGATGTGCCATAACATAAGCGAAGATCATAACCGCGAATTATCGCGGTCATTGCTACAGGGCAAAGTTGATGCATACGAATTCGTATTCCGTCAACATACTTCACACATTTAAGGAGGTAAACCATGGCGGCACCCGCATATACTCCACTCGGCCTATCGCCGAATAGTTTTAGGAACATGCAATTAGGCCCGGGCGCTTTTTACCTGGACATCGATACGGAGGACATAACTCCATCCACTACGTCGGAGGAATTCGCATTAAAGCTAAAAGATGCCGTAGCGGCGGGTAACAATCTTGGAGCAACGATCGGAGGCGGTACATTTAACGCCGTACCCGAGGTTCGGCAGATCGAAGCGGACGGAATGACCTATCCGGTCATCGGCAGTACCGTTTATGACTCGTGGGATATATCGCTTACGACTACGATTAAGGAAATAACGAAGCGGAACCTGCAGATGGCTCTATCAACGTCCGAAGTGGACACCGAAACCGGGGCCATACTGATCGGCAGTACGCTGTTACCTGAACATTACATTCCGGTACTTGGATGGGCTGGAAGGTTATTAGACGGCCGGCTCCTTTACGTAGAACTGCAAAACGCATTAAACACCGTAGGCATGGCGCTAACCTTCGTCGATAAGGGAGAAGGTACCATAGCGGTGGAGTTCCGGGGCCATCAAGCCGACCTTGAAATGATGCAGTATGCCCCGGCACGGATATTCTTTTTCGATCGGGCGACCGGTAACGGTAATGGAAACGGAAATGGAAACGGTAACGGAAACGGTCAAGAACCTATTGCTCAACCCTTTTCTAGGGATTACGCGAGAAGATAAATTTTAAATGGGAGTGCCGAATATGGATGAACCAAACAAAAAATTGGATAAATACCCTCTGCCTAAACGGAGTTTGAAGAAAACAAAGAACATTTTACTCGAACTTTTACCTGATATCACGGCGGTATTTGACGATTTCGATACTATGCGCAAAAAGTTTGGCAAGAAAGATGACCCAAACACAGCAGAAAATGAGGCCGGCGTCATTAACGATTTTTTGTCTATGATCTTGATTAAACATTACGATAACATTCTAAAGGTTTTATCGCTTATGTACGGTATGAAGTCGGATGAAATCGAGAATCTTGAGGACGACAACGATGTGTTCGATATGGTTTTCACCCTGCTTTCGGACGCATCCTTCATGCGTTTTTTGCCACGAGTGCGGCTGTTGGGGCGGACCATGCGATAAGGTACGTCGCGGAAGTCGCACCAATGCCGATAGCGACGCTGTCGCACTATATGAAAAGCAAATACAAACATGAACAAATGCTGGAAGTTTATGTTACTGAAATGCTTCGGATAATGACTTTCGGTCAGCATGCAAGCAAAGTACCGAGTTATCGTGAATTCGCAGCCGATAAACGAGACGATCGGAGCGAAACAGAGTATACCGACGACGACATAATAGCGATGTTCGAAGGGACGGGAACGTTGGCGTAATGCAGATATTTTCCCTGAGCGCCCTGCTAAAACTGGAGGGCGGAGACAAATTCAATAAGGACATCGACGAAGCCACCAAGAAAGGCGATACGTTCGGAAGTAAACTTTCCTCCGCGATGGGAAAGGCCAGCGCTGCCGTCTTGAAGGTAGCTTCCGCCGCCACCACCGCCGCCGGCGCTTTCGCCGTGAAATATCTCAAAGACGGTATGAAGGCGGCGGAAGATTACGCCCTTTCGTATACCAAACTGGAAACAGTAATGCGCAATACGATGGACGCTTCCGACGATCAGATTCAGAGCATGGTTAGACTGGCGGAGGCGCAGCAGCAGCTGGGCGTTGTTTCGCAGGCGGCACAAATCACCGCATTGGCAGAACTGGCGTCATTCGTGGAACGCAAAGAATCCATGGAAGACATGCTACCCGTGATGAACGACTATATTGCCTATCAGTACGGTATCGGAGCGTCCGAGGAACAGTCCCGCAACGTTGCTACAGCACTTGGAAAAGCCATACAGGGTAATATTGACGGACTGTCCAAACAGGGATTCGTACTGGACGAGGGACGCAAGGAATGGTTCAAGACTGCCACTGAGATGGAACGGGTGCAGTATGTAATGGAGCTGGTCGGCGAGTCTATGGGGGGCGTGAATGAGGCTCTTGCACAAACCGATGCCGGACGACTGTTTCAGCTGGAAGCGGCCGCATCTTCGGCCCAACAGCAGATCGGAGAACTGGCAAATAAAGCAAAGATAGAACTAATGGGAGAGTTCCTACCCGCAATCACGTCCATTTCACAAGCTTTTTATGACATGATCACCGGGGACGGATCACCGGAACGCGTGACGGAAACCATCGGTGACATGGTGGATAAAGTAATTTCACTGGTAACTAAGGCCGTACCACAGATGCTTGAGATCGGTTCGAAGGTACTGCTATCATTCGTTCGCGGAATTGCAAACGCCGTTCCAGAATTAACAAAAGCCGCAGTAGGTATCCTGCCGGAAGTCGTGGACACCATCATAGACATGCTTCCAGACATTCTTGATGCAGGCGTTAAAACTATACTCGAACTGACTAACGGCATAGCCAAAACCCTACCAGAACTTGTACCAAAGGCAATCGACGCGGTACTTACGTTGGCGGAAGGAATCGTCGATAACCTAGAAGATATTATCGATGCAGGGGTACAGCTTTTAAAAGCATTGGGTCAGGGCATTATTAATGCATTGCCCATTATCGAGGAGAAAGCGCCAATCATCATCGACAAATTTGTGACGGAATTGGGAAAAGCGATGAATGCGTTCGGTGAGTATTTTTACAATATTGGATACAGTATGGGACAAAAGATACAGGAAGGTATCATGGGTCTGTTGTCTAAACTACCGGGTCCAATCAAAGAATTTTTCGGCATTGTAGAACAGGAATCCGTAAAAACGGGACGCGGAGCCGGTAAGGCATTTCAGGAAATATCGGAAGATGTCGATACAAGAATGCGGGGTGCCGGCCGCTCCGTTGCCGCAATATACGGCGGAATCCGGTCCGAAGCGGCCGAGACATCGAAGAAAAATATGCAATACAGTAAGGAAATGGCGGCTAGTTATGACTGGATGGCACAGGAAGCGATGATGGCCACAGACAATTTATTTCAAGACGAGCGCGAAAAACTGGATTTAAGCATCAAAGATACGGATAAGGCCAATAAGGATAAGGCAAAGGGCGCTTCCGACGCCGCTAAGGCTAAGGAAAAGGCGGCGAAAGATGCCTTTGCGAAAGAAAAGACACTGATAGAGGACCTCCGAATCTTCGAGCAAATAGAATTGGAAGACGCAATCGCGATGTACGAGGAACTCCAGCGTACAAAGGTAGAAGGTTCCGAGGAACACTACGAGCTGGAAAAGACGCTTCATACGCTGCGCAAACAGCTTGATGCGGAACGGCTCGAAAGCAGTAAAAAGATCGCAGAACAGGAAAAGAAGGATGCGGAAGAGGAAAAGAAGCGTATCAAAGAGCAGGAAGACGCCATTGCCAAACTTTTCGCTTCGGATAAGAAGTATATCGATGATAAGAAGTTTTATAACCTTTTGTCCACGCAGGAGGAAGTCGCCCTATGGGAAGATACGCAATCCAAGTACCTGGAAGGTACCAAGGAACGCGAGGATGCCGACCGAAGCTTATATGAGGCTAAAAAACGGCTAATTACGGAGCAGGAGACATTACTGGACAAGATCACGGCTGCGGAGAAGAAGTATTCCGATGCCGTAGATGCGAGGGCGCAGACCATATACCAGTCGTTTGGCATGTTTGACGAACTCAAGGAACGGGAAAAGGTCGTAGGAAAAGACTTAACCAAGAACCTGCAGGATCAGGTAAAAGAACTGCAGAACTGGTCGTCAAACCTAGAAAAGTTGGCTAAAAAAGGAATAGATGAGGGACTTTTAGCCGAACTGGAAAAGATGGGGCCAGGGGCCAATGCCGAAATTGAAGCGTTGTCCAAGATGTCCGCCTCCGAACTGACGAAGTATGCTGCATTATGGCAGCAGAAGCACGAACTTGCCCGCACGCAGGCAGCAAAAGAACTCGAAGGTCTTCGCGAAGACACGGACGAGCAGATACGCGCCCTATATGACGATCTGGATGCCATTATAGGCGAAAACTCCTATGTACTGGGTGAAAACCTGGTAGAAGGCATTATCGAGGGTTTTAACGACCGAATAAGCGAACTGACGCAGTCCATCGCGCAGGCCATGGCGGGAGTCTTCGGGGACTTGCCTAATGCTCCGGGCGGCGGAGACTTTAATTTAACCATCGAGAATTTGAATACGACATCCGGAGACGAAACGCTTTCCGCCATGGAAGAGTTTTACTTCTACTTCCGGCAGTACCAAATGGGGGTCGGGCTGACATGATAATAAGACGTCCTATAATCCCCGAATACCGGGACTTATTGCAACAGTTGTCATATTTCATATGGAACGGCATAAACTCCGCCGACTATGGCGTATACGTGGAGCGCCAGCCGGTCATACAGTCTCCGACGCTGCGCACGCAGACCATCACGATACCGGGGCGTTCCGGCTCGTTAACCGTGTCGGAGGATGCATACGATACATACACCAAGACGTGCGAATGCTTGCTTAAAACGACCGATTTCCTGCCCGCTATCGCCCCGTGGTTAAAGGGTAATGGCGATGTTATTTTTTCTAACGAACGGCAGTTTCGGCAGGAAGCGTTAATCCGAAACAAGATCGATTTAAATAAGGCGTTTAAGATGGGATTCAGGCGCTTTTTACTACAATTCGAATGCCAGCCGTTCAAATATGAAATCAACCCTAAACCTATCACGATCACTGCGCCTACTACGCTTAAGGGGAACGGAAATTACTACAGCGAGCCTATTATCAGAGTTAACGGAGCCGGAAACATAACGATCACAATAAATGGTAAGTCTTTTAATCTTTATACCATAGCGGATTATGTAATCGTCAACACTAAAATCATATTGGCATACCGTACATTAACGCAATTAATGAATAATCAAATGTCGGGGGACTTTCCGACATTATTACCCAAGGAAAACGTTATATCGTGGACCGGAAACGTTTCATCTCTCATAATCGAACCGAATTGGCGGTGGATATAATGGCAGTACCTACGAATCCTTATACGAAGACTATTCTCGACCTTCGTATAGATCAAGATTTGCTCGACATCGTAACGGCTGTTCAGCATGATTCGCACAGTCGTTTTCTTGATGTCAAACTATGGCGTAATTCTGGACTTACATATGACCTGACCGGCATTAACGTTCGCGTAAACATGCGCAAACCGGATGGGCAATACGTATTTAACCTATGTGAGGTTACCGACGCGGTAAACGGACGTTTTCAATGCGAACTAACTAATCAAGCGCTGGCGTCGGTCGGATGGCTAGAAGTACAATTCATGCTTTTTGACTATAATACCGAGGAAATAATACTGCAGTTGAATAAGTTCCGCATTAATGTGCTGGAGAGTCTTTTTGACGAGAAAACGATCGAATCTAGTAATGAATTCGGAGCCGTGGTGGCACTCTTTCAAGATGTTGCCTATGTGCGGGATATTATCGAGGAAATATTGCAAACGGTGAGACTTACGAATGAATATTTGGATGACTTGCTTAACAGTTTTGGTGCTGTTGCTGATATAGGACCTATATTAATCGATATCCGAGACCATGGATTAAAGAATCCGCCATGGACGGATGCAAGGGCTGGATACCTTGATAGGTTGAATGTAGGTGGTGGTGTTGGATCACTAAAATCTGTTCAGTACGGTGCATTTGTTAATAGTAGTGCTACTGGAAATTACTGGTCAACGTATGTAGTTTCACATTCTTCTGTAATAGTAGCGAAAAGTTATATAATTTTAGATTCTATATATAATAATGATTCGAATGCTGCTTCAACTGGTACACGAATAGTTTCTAGAACTACTACAAGCTTTTCAATTTCAACTGCATATAGTAGAACATATACGTGGCAGCTGATTGAATTTTACTAAGAGGTGACAAATGTATAAATATGCACAGATAAACGATCAAAATATAGTAATTGGAGTTACCAATACTCCATATGAAATAATAACGGAACACATGATAGATATCACTGAAATAGATGACGATGATCTAGATATTTTACTTTGTACTTACGATATAGATACAAAATTATTCCATAAGCCACCTAAAGTGCAAGTTCCATTAGTGAATAGCTACATTCAAGCTATGGCAGTGTTTGCCTCTCACAATAACGGATGCGAGATATCCGATGCTTATGTACAGTCTGCAAAAGACTATATTCTAAAAATAGCAATGCCATCATGATAATCGTATACGCCCATAACGCCACCGATTTCACCCATAACGGATTAGCCCCGCTAATGCCATCTGTATGCGACGTAACGGAAGAACTGAACGGAGCATTCGAACTAGCCTTATCTCACCATGTAGACGAGGAAGGTCGTTGGCAATTCATACAGGAGTTTGCCATCATTAAAGCCCCGGTACCCCCTGGCCGTCCCCCGCAACTGTTTCGCATATACAAACCGGAAAAGACGCTATCCCGCAACTTCACTGCCAATGCCCGCCATATCTTTTTTGACAGCCTAAGCGATTTTATTGAGACGCTGACGGCTACCGGGACCGTAAATGCCATCATGCAGGCTATCAACGCGGCCCGCATAATCATGCCGGGACGCTTCGCGATGTCGTCCGACATTCTTGGAACCTATACGTTTGAAATCACGAACATGAACCCGGTACAAGCTATTGCAGATTCAAATATTGGACTGGCGAGAAAAGTCGGTGGAGAACTGCTGCGGGATAACTTTTCTCTTGCACTCAACCATGCTATAGGCCATGATCACGGCGTGGAAATCCGTTACCGAAAGAACCTAACCGGCATCAAGTCAAGTATCGACGTATCCGACGTTATAACGGTCATTAAACCTATAGGGAGGGATTCCGACGGATTAGAACTTCCGCTGCCGGAACAATACGTGTACAGTCCGCTGGTCGGTAACTACCCATACCAGTCCATCCGCGTGGTCAACTTCAACGATGTGCGCATGGCGCGGCTGGTATGGATATCCTACGGCGAAGGCGGCTGGTGGGAGTTCCAAGGCCCGGGGTTTCGTGATAAAAACCTGCTGTATGCCGAACTGCGCCGGCTTGCGCAAGCTATGTTTGCAAACGGGGCCGATCTTCCGGTGGTTAATATGACGATCGAGTTCTTCAACCTCGGGGACACGGAAGAATATGCGGAATACAAGGCGCTGGAGACGGTTTCCCTCGGGGACATTGTTACCGTTAAGCATGAAGAATTAAAAATAGACATCAAGGCTAAGGTAACCAAGTATGTCTATGATGCGATACAAGAACGGTATAAGACCATTAACGTGGGCCCGATCCCCAACAACATAGTTAAGGTCATCGGCAATATGAACGCCGTATCCAGCAGCGCGCTTAACACCATCGCGCAGATCGAGGGCGGCGCAAGCGGCGGCATGGACGTGGATTCGATTATGAACACGATATCCATCATGCAGGGGCAGATATTCGCGCTGGAGCAGGCACCCCCGCCGGCCGGTGGCGGAGGCGGTACGAATATCATACACAATTGGGACTTCCGAAACCCCGTAAACCAGCGGGCGTTAACCGTCTATTCCGGCGGATTCGGATACTGCCTTGATCGGTGGTTGCGGGAGAGCAGCGCTACAATCACCATCGCATCAAACGGGGTACAGATAAATTCTACCGCTACCGGTGATCTGTCATTACACCAGATAATAGAATTTCCTACCCTATATTTAGGTAAAACATATACAATTTCCATTCTGGTAAATGATGTTCTATATTCCGGAACGTTTACGCTCCCGGGTACAGCTCCCGGGTCAACAACCTACTATGGCAACGTTACATTCCCCGGCGGAACGCTTTCTTTGCTTACTATTGTAATCGGAGGCGTTTTCCAAGCCTTATACTTCGCCATACGGGCCAACTATGGCAGTTTTACCGTACAGGCCGTAAAAATGGAAGTAGGGGATAACTCGACATTATCCGACGATCCGCCGGTGGATTTCGGGCGGGAATTGGAGATTTGTCAGCGCTTCTTCGAGAAAAGCTATAACTACAGCGTAGCGCCCGGCAGTAGTTCCGCATACGGAGTCTTAACGGTGAATGGCGTAAATATAGACGGAACCTATATACCCGGGTTCCTATACCGCACTCGAAAACGGGCCATACCCACGGTAACGATCTACAGCTCTACAGGCGTGTTAAACGCCGCCTATCATAGCAGCGCCATCGTGGTAAACAATGTGATGGCCAACAGCCCCGGGGACTTCGGGGTGCGTTTACTGGAGGGATTTACTAGCCAACCGACTTCCGGGCTTTACTACATGCATTATACCGCTAGTGCGGACTTGTAATCATTCATCACCAATACCCTTAATCCTTGTAAACTCTCCATCGTTATCAAATTCGAACATGAACACAAGTTTTTTAGATTTTAGCCAATTCATAACGATTATTTCCGTAATTTCCTTCTCTACGCCGTTATCACATACCATATCTCCTACGGCAAGAGGACATCCCGCGTAAATTACGTTAACGCGCTCCATGCCACATCCCCCACGTTAAAGATTTTTTGCCAATGTTTTTATTTCCTGTATGATTTTACCCGCCTGTTCCTCATTTTTACTTGCGATCGCATCCCGCAGGTCGATCAATATGTACATAAATTTCCGGAATATGTCTTTAATTCCAACCAATATTACCACCTCGCACTTTTTTTATAACTATATGCGAAAATCGGTAATGTTTATTCATATTCCTGGAATATATTGTAAAGTTCCCTTTGTTCATCGGATATTTTATTAATGCCTGGTATCGGTTCGAAATCATCACATACCAAATGCAGACTAAGATTAACGTCAATTAAAAAGCAAGGAACCGGACCATTCACGCACTCAAACATATTTTTATCTGCATTATAAATCTTTTTTTTACAGTACCAGCAATTTATAAATTTACTGAATGGCACTCAATTATTGTAATTCTTTTTGTTTTCTTCGGCATTCGTGGCACAATTGTTTTCCATATCTCCGCTTCATCTCCCTCGAAGATAACCAAGACGCATGATAAACAATTTTTTTGCATCCACATCTATAGGTAACTTCCGTTTCACGAGGATATTTTCTCACTATTACATGCCTTTTTTCAAATAAATTTCAGCCACGTCCCGTAACTTATCCTTGTTACCCATGATCGCATCCTTAAGCCATGGACGTTTGGCCATCCTATAGGTCCCTTCATGTACATATACCGCATAGGCTGCAGAAACATCGCCCTGCAGCACGCCCCACGATACGGACCGGTCCTCCTCGTCCACCCTATACTTCTGATCTCGTTGGAGGGTACCGGTTAAGTAAATAGGACGGCTCCCATAGCCCGTATTCATCGTGTCTATAATGAGTTCTAGACCGGCTATGCCAATGGCGGTTAAGGCTCTTTTAACATTGCCATCTACGGCATCTTTGGCTTGCTTGGAATGGTCCTCAAACTTCACAGACATAATTTATCCGTTCGGCAAGAAACTTGACGGCATCTGTCAGGGTACAGTTTCGCATCTTCATCACGATCGTAAAAACATCTCCGTTGGCATTGCAATGGTAACAACGAAACTTTTGTTTTTCTTTACTTATGTACATTACCTTTGCTCTTGACATTACAAAACCGTCGTCATCATGAAATGGGCATTCGCACCAGTTCATACCATCAAAATTTATTACTTCTAAGAATATTTTAAAGACGTCTACGATATCGTTTTTCTTTTGGATTTCTACTATGTCGTTGTATGAGTAGGCTGTCATCACATAGCAATTCCTTTCGCTTCCAATTCTTTATATTGCCGCATCCATTCTTCAAAATCCAAACGCAGCTGTTCCGGGGCATCCTCTTTAAGATGCCAATTGCCGAAATCTAAAATAACGTATGGTGAATCCATCCAATACGGTCGTTCAACCATGTTATTTCACCTTTCCCATCCAATAATCTAATTGTTTACCTACTTCTATAGCCGCAGGCCTCGGGTTATCGCTTTTAATAAATTCCATAAAACCTTCGGCAAAAAACTCCTTCTCATTCTTTATTGCATACTCACTAATTAGTTCTTTGTAATCTGTTTTGTCTGTAATATCCATCTCTTTTGAGATAGAATCTATTAGATATTCTGAAAAACCTTTGTGTATTTTATTACCTGTTCCGGTAAAGTTATGATTTCCAAATTCGGTAATATCAGAATCATCCAGTCTAAAAGTAAGATATCCGTCAATGGAATGCCCAAGTTCGTGCGTTACAATTGCCGTCCAGTCAGTTCCCTTCGGATGGTATCCCTGATCGACATCATTCTGGAATAAAGCAGGAAGCTTCACCGTATTTTCATACTTAAATTTATTTAATTCAACTTTTCCGTCTGTTGAGTATTCGCACCATCCATAAACATTAAAATTTGTAATACCAAGGTCTTTTACCTCAACTGGTCCGAACTTCTCTTTTAACTGAGGATACCGGTCAAAAACCTGCTCATAGGCTTTGTATATCTCCTTCGAACCGATCAAGTCCGTACCGGTAATATTAATTTCATTATTCGTATCCCTAATCATTCTTGTTTCGTACCGTTGTTCGGTAGGGTCACCGACCAGTTCACGGTCATACACCTTCCGGAACCAGCCCTGTTTTTTCATGAAGTCTTCAACCTGTTTTGAGGTCCGTGCTTCACTCAGCGAATTTATATCGCGGGTAAACTGCGCTTGGTACGCATTAAATCCTCGCGTACTTCGATATTCATCAAAAGAATAATCCTGAGCCATCTTCTCACGATGCTGCGCCATAGAAAGCGGTACTTTTTTTAGCATCTGCTTAAGCACACACCTACAGTTTATGACCTGCGCCGCCGCGCCATCCGGATCACCCGGAAACATAAGCCCATTACTAAAAGGCTTTTTATAATCGACGATTTCACCTGTCACCCCAACATGGTCCATGCGGACTTTAGCATCCATCCGGCTTATCCATTGCTTATCGAGATCAATGCCCATTTCGATGGCATCGAAACCGGCTGCAAAACGCGCCTGTGACTGTAGGCGAACGATCTCGGTCTGTGCAACGCGTTTAGCCTGATTTGCCTTCATATTCACCACTTTTGCTATACGTTTTTCAATCCCGGGCCGGCCTTCGCCCAATAACATAGCCTGTACAAGTTCACTTTGCAATCTTTTTACAGTGTCTCTGTCTTGACCAAGCCGAGTATACGCTATTTTAGAAAACGATGGCATTTCATCGAAGATAATAACGCGTATCTGTTCGTCGTCAAGCATCGGCCACGGAAGAAAAACGCCGGCCTGTCGGTCAATGGAATATCTACCATAGTCAAGATTGATTTTATAGGCTTCAAGAGAAGATTTTCTTATCTCTTCCCCAAAGCGCATCGCTCCTCGGTTTACGATTTCCTTTGATATGTTTCTAACTGTACCGCTAGCCCTCTCTACTTGCCTTAGCAGTCGATTCGCCCTTGCTGCGGACAGTTCCGCCGGTATGCTGTCATCCGGTACAAACGCCGCAAGTCGGTCGATAGCTTCCTTTTCCCGGGCGATTGCCGTCTCCTTCGCTTCACCGGCGATCGAAATAATTCTTTTTTGCAGCTGTCGCAAGTCTGCCTGCGTTAACCTATCTCCGTAGTCCCGATACGCGGCCATTAACGCAACTCTTCGGATAGGTCTGCTATATCGGCATTAATCTGGATAAATTGGATATTTTCTATCTTTGTAATAGCTTTGTGTACCATAAGATATATCTGCGAAACAATCATGCATAAAAGCATTAAAAAAAGCGTCATCATGATGCGGAAATCGATATCAAGCCACACAAGCGCCACCGACGCTACAGCGCTTATAATAACACAGGATACAAACAAATTATCCCTTGATTTCGCGCGTTCCTGCGCTTCAATTCTCATTTTCTTTACTATCGGAATCGCCATCGCTGTATAACTTTTCTGTAAGTTCGATACTACCAATAAATGCATGTGTACGAAGATCAATTCTTAATTTCAATAATTCATGTTTTAAATCAAGCATATAAACATGCAATTTTTGGAATAATAAAAGAATTGAGACAATAAGCCCTACATAACTGACAAATACGACTGAAAACGAAATCAACGTGCCCCCTCCTCTTCTGTAGCCGCCTCACCGGGCGGTATTTCAACCGGTTCGTTTAGATCGGCATCCCTGCCCAATTCCTCCAGCGCCAGTTCGGTAATGTTTTCTTCGATTAGGTCATCCGGCAATAGCGGATAAAGCTTCAACGCTGTTTTCAGCGACAAATCGGGGCGCATGACATTCACGGCATTCGTTATTTCGGTATCGTTGGTGGTCGTGCGCCGTTTAAACTTTGGTTCTTCGTCAATACCGATCAAGTGTAACACATTTTCGACAAAATCAATAACCTGCAACTCAAATAGGTCCGCTTTAAAGTCGAGCGGCTCCCGGTTCAGATTGATTTCCGTAGCGGTAGCAGCCCGTCCTGACATCGAAGAAGGAACCATGAAATCTATGGTTATGCGCTGCTCAAGAAACGAGAGCGCCTCTTTCTTGCTCATATACGGCGTCTCGATCGCATCGAACGACCCGCCGGCATTGTCCCCGTCTGCATAAATGATCTTCTTTTCGTGGATTTCCTGTACCAGCTGCTCCAGGTCGTCCCCTCCGTAGTTCTTTACGATCGAGTATAACCCATCCACCATCGTAATGCTGTCCACCATGTCCGATGCAATGAAGTCGTAGGCGTCGATATACCCGTCTAGACCCACGATCTCGGATTGCTTAAGTTCGTTTGCATATAGCGGAAATATTGGCAAAACATCGTGATTCTCGATACCAATAATCTGCGAACCGGCAGCCGGAGACGTACCAATGCGCGTCATATACGGTATTTTTTCTGTGTACAGGTTGATCTTTTCGTCTCTTGCTATATATTCCGTTACCCCGTCCCGCTCATAAACGGCTATGTATAATGGCTTATTAAGAGTAAGCTGCCAATACCGAATGCCGACTGTCGGGGTACCGGTTCGCTCGTCCTGCAGCATGATAAAACCCTTGCCTACTTCCGCGGACCTGAATGGCACCAACCCTTGCTCCACGTCCCAATATCCCCAGCAAACGCCGTCTACCAACGCATTGTTACCCATCTGCAGGAGTATTTTGTCGAAACGATTACCTAATTTCGTTTTGTTTTCGTCGCTTAGTGATACCCCATTGCCAAGTAAATATCCATTCGCATGTACGATCAGCTTACGAAACCAACCCGAACAAAGACGGTGAAATTTTACGTTAATCTTTCTCCTACGGGTACGCTCCAAGTACGACATCCTTGCTAAAACGTTAGGGTTTCTTCTTCGGTAGTATTGTTGTGCGCGAATGGCTGTACGGTATTCATGTGAATTCTGATAGTCCTCAATAATGCGCAGCAGGAAATAGGACCGCTTTTCCTCCTCTATGGCATAATAATCTTGCGATGTGTAATTCACAGTATAAACCCCTTTCGCTTCGGAATTGCTATCTGCATGGTCTTAACAAAATACCGAAGATCATCCATAGCATGATCGTTTTCTTTAATCGGACGATCTACTCCCGCCTTTTCGTCCCAACGGTATTGTGCGAACTCTCGTATAATGTCTCTACAGCAATTATTGATACGGATAATTCCGGATTTTAATGCGGATGCTGTTTCCGATATGCCGTCAATAACGGAGTTGTCTGCGTTTTGAACCCGGAACCGGCCTTTACGCCTGATTAAAGTAATAAAAGATGCTGCCGATGGGTCTACGATCACACGTGTGATATTTTCGCCTCCCGTTATACGCTCTAATTCGACGTATAACTCGTCGTCCGTTAACTGCCTGCCTGTATCCCTACCGGAATGATAATATTCGCATATACGGTAAAAAACGCCGCAAAAAACACCCCATAAACCCATGCTTGTTGCGTTCTGAATTCCATAATCTATACTGACCCAAAAACGTTCATAGCGCCTCGGTTCCGTTGGCACTACATGGACCGCTGGATCGAACATCGGGTAAATTAATCCCTCTGCCACTACCCATCTGCCTAAAATATACCGCTCGTAAAAAACCCCCGTATATTCTCTCTTTATTTGCTCTACATAATAGGGGTCTAAAAATGTGTTGTCATCTATAACAAACTGCCAGTGGGCAAGATCAAGTTTTTTGTTGTCAATCAGCTTTTCTTTGATATAATGCTTTGGATGGTCCGGATTGGCGGTAGCATAGAGTTTCGCGCCCGGCTCCCGAAGGCGAGACAATAACATATTAACAAATGTTTCCGGATACAGTGTTATTTCGTCACAATATGCACCCCCGAGGGTGATGCCTCGAATCTTGTTCTCCGAACGTTCGTCACTGGCTCCCTCAAAGTGAATCCGCCGGCCGAACATCCATCCCTGTTTCGTACTCATCGTGCAGGTAAAATACTTTCCGCACATTTCAGATAGCATACCTATGCAGTTTCGTCTTAGTGCGGTAAGAGACTTTCCGCAGATCATAAACTCATGATTAGATGGGGACTGACCAACGAACCAAGCATATTTCATCAGCGACACATATGTTTTGCCGCTGCTCACACTACCCGTCAGAAAGTTCAGCCTTCGGTCCGGAGCCGTCATGAACTGCCATTGCCGATTTGTTAAGGCACTGCAGTTCACTTAAAACCTCGAACAGTTTCGGAGTGTCGGTTTCACGGCTGGCATCGGTAGCGTCCAGTTCTTTTTCTCGAACCACGACCTCGCGCTCTTTGAGTACTGTGTCAGGATCAATCCCACGTAACTTAAAAAAATATTTAATCGCCCCGAGGTCGCCTTTTTCTGCGAGATCAACCAGTTTAAGCGTGATAATTGTTTCATGATCGGCCACGCCAAGCCGCTGTATCGATTCAGGTAATTTTTTTTTTCTACAAGCATTTCAGCTATCTGATTAATGCGTATGCGTTCGTCACGACGCTTTCGTCGCGCCTCCCCCGAAGCGATGCCGCCTTTTCTTCCAAGTTCTCTTGCTTCTTCTTCGGTATGTACTGGAATTAAGTTTTCGACTTTACCACGGGGCATAATTCACCTATTTAATCAAGTTATAAAATTCCTGACGAAGTATACCGTTATTTTTAAACATTCCGTTAAGCGCTGCCGTTCTAGTGCAGGTACCAGGTTTGTTTACGCCTCGGGCGGTCATACATCCATGCTCCGCCTCGATAACCACGATAACATCATCGGTACCTAGTATGTTTTTTAGTATATACATAATATCCTCGCCTATGCGCTCTTGTAGCTGTAGCCGTCTGCACACCAGGTTTGAGATGCGGGTAATTTTTGATAATCCGATGACCTTCTCCCGCGGGATATATCCCACCGCTATATGCATGTTATACATCAACATAAGATGATGCTCGCACATGCTGAAACAAGGGATATTTGAAACAACAACTAAGTCGCCGGAATGAACTTCCTCGAACGTAGTATTATATTTTTTTATGATATCGTCGTTAGAAAACCGCATACCTTCGAATAATTCATCTAACATATTAATTACACGAATTGGGGTTTTCTTCAAACCTGGTCGATCTGGATCGTCGCCTATATAACGAATAATACATTCCACTGCTGACGCAAGATCGCGTTTGCTTACTATATCGTTCATACGCCGCAATCTACTCCCGGCCAAATCTGTTTATGTAATTGCGCTTGAAGGCGTATTCTTTGCATCTTATTATCTTTCATAAATTGTGCGATTTTATCCAATCCGATAGTCCCGTAGACCGGAATAATATAGATGGTTGGCCCGAATATTGTGTCGATAATGGTACGTGCAAACATTAAATCCTGTATATCAGCCACAACGAACTTTATTGCATCCGACTTTCGGACCCCGTCAATGGTACTGGTACCGATCTTAACAGGAATCATATTCGCAGTCATTCCGCTTGACGGCATCTTACAATCAATGGTATAGAAAATATTCGCATAGCGTTTACCAATTGGGATTGAGCCGTTGGTTTCAACATTTATGTTATACTTCCCTATTTTACTAAAAACCTTTAGAAAGTCGTCTATACCATCGTGTATAAGCGGTTCCCCGCCGGTAACAGTGATATTGACGTTTCCAAATTCTTCGCATTTATTGAATATTTTATCGAAATTCATTTCAGTATAAAAAGAACCTTCGTCCCATGCGTAACGGGTGTCGCACCATGCACAAGATAAATTACAGCCGTGCAGACGAATAAATGTTGAAAGTTCGCCCTGCCGCTTTCCCTCTCCCTCTATAGAACTAAATATTTCGACTACTTTCATTCATCTTCATCCTTTTCGTAACAAGCATAATTATTTTCCGTTTCCCATATTTCTGTTTTATAACAATTAGGTATTAGTTTTGTTATTATAAAAGACATATTTTCTGCGGTTGTATTAATATTTTCAAAATAATTTGATTTGTTTAAATTGGTATGGTCTAAAACAGTATTTAGTACTTTTTTAATTGTTGAAAAATCAGTAATCATGCCATTATTATTCAATTTATCTGATTTACAGTGAACAGTTATTTTCCAGTTATGTCCATGTAGGTTGTTACATGGGCTTTCATAATCAAGTTTAAGACTATGTGAAGCACTTATTTCCATGGTTTTTGATATGTAAAACATTAATCTTGACACCCCGCTATTTGCGTATATTTATCTTTATGGTATTTTGCCGATAAATAATATCTTGCTAAGTATTTAACTCTTATTGGCTTTATATCCATTTTACATAAATCAAGTATTTTATTTGATGCATCTATACCATCTTTTAGACGATTGTAATTTACATCTCTTACACTGTTTCCTTCCATTCTTCCATAACGATTGATACTTAACCAAGATGTCGAATCAGAAGTTGTACAAAATTTGCAATTTTTTAATATCTCGTTTTCAGTGCATCCAAGGAGATGAATATCTATTTCAGGTTTTTTATTTTTGACATATGACGCCATTTTATAGACTTCTTCTTTATGATTTCCTCGTTTTAAAATTCTGAATTCGGGAACGCTCAACGCAATATAATCAGTATACTCAATTAATTTATCTAATCCTTTTCGTCCGTCATCAAAATGAAATACATTAATAATGCGGTTGTTTGGTAACATACGTTTTAACTTTTCTCTGAACCTCCATGCCTGTTCAACCCCTAAAACCTTTTGACAATCTACCTCGACACAAGTACAATTTAAATTACTTTCTAAAACTGTTCTTGCTAGTGCATCCATCCATTTTTCTAAAAAATATTCATCGTATTTTCCTGCTTTTGATCCGAACATAAGTGTAAAAAGTCCGGAATCCATAATTACATGTTCACCGATTTCGCATATTTTTTTTGGAATGTTCATTTGTTTACTTGCACTGTTACCATAATGTTTTATTCCGAATTCATTGCAAATAAAAGGTAAAATTGTAAAAAGAAAATATTTTACTCCAGCATGATTTGCAATCAATCCGAAATGAATCTGTTCTGATCCGGCAAAATGAACCTTTAAATTATCTCCAAGCACATGCGCCTCCTCTGCCGTCTTCTCGGACGGTGCAGGAGATAATGTTTTTTTCTGAAAATGCATTTATTATCTCATCCGCAATAGTCTCACAGCTTTTTGTATCAAAATCAAATATCGTGTGAAATTGCGCATGATTTTCTATAAAATATTGATTTATAGTTTCTTGCATGTCAAATATTTCGATTTCACGATTTGCATGGCTAACCGCAAACCGACATTCTATGACAAATATATGTCGGTGAAAATGGTTTAAATAAGAATGTTCTCCGTCTGCGTTTGGCCATCGGTGAGCGCCCCCTATTTCGTTATATGTAATTACTTCAATGTTCATATTTCGAACTCCTTCCCGCAATGCGGGCATTTTACAGTTTTTTCGTGTTTATTATCGTTAGTTTCTTCTGATACCTCCGGTTTGTCGAAAAAATTGTCCAGATTGATTTCAGGGAAGTTATATGTACTTAGATCAAATTCATTCAGATCCTCCAATTCTGCCAGTTCATTAAACAATAGTTCCGTGTCCCATGTAGCGATTTCCCCTATTTTGTTATCTAATAGGCGAAACAATTTTTTTTTCGAAGCGGGCGCTCCTGTGATGACCAAACACTCTACTGTTTGATAGCCAAGTTTGACCACTGCCTTATAGCGCGTATGCCCTGCGAGAATGACATTGTTTTCATCCACAATTATCGGCGATATATATCCGACCTCTTGGATGCTTTTTATGCATACCTCTACAGCACTGTCATTCTTACGTGGGTTCTTCCCATAGGGTTTAATCTTATCTATGGAAATATTTACCAATTCTTTTGTCATATATTCACCTTTTATGCGCCTTTATGGGAGTATGCGTTTTTTTGCCTCGTTTTCTTCGCTCTACGCGTTTTTAATGGCTGTCTGGTATATTCATACTCCAAGATAAAAATAATCGAAATTAGGGGCTAAAACGAGGGGTATTTACCCGGTTATAATCTTGCCTTCTCCTCGCTCATATTTACGGCATGCTATTCCCAATATTTTTATATCCGATGTTGAGTCCCGGGTTAGCCTCCATAGTTCGCATTTATAATATCTGCGGGTATAGTTAAATTGCATGTGATGTATACAGTCTTTACAACGACGACCTGGAAGAGTTCCGTACAACTCCTGCATGGTTTGCAATCCGTTATGTTTTACTCGAGGCTCAATGCCGGTTTGCTCCCGGAGTATTGCTATTTTTTCGTAATCAGTCATATCCAAATTCCTCCAGTTTTAATATTGCCAGTATTTACATGTTTTGTAAATAAATATGTTTCGACATCGTTTGCATATGCATTTATGCAGGAATCATCCGAACCTTGTTACCTTGTCCATCAAGCAACCATTTCATACCCGGTATAATTTCCCCGGCTTGTACGTTGATGTACTGCCGCTCCTTTGATTCTAATCCAGTATAGTCCCAATCACGTTGTTTGAAATTTACGAATCGGTTTACTTTCGGTGTTGGATTGGTTTTTGGAACGAAACCGGAAGCTGAAACGGATATACCACCCGTGATCGTAGGTCTGTCTTTCTTTTGCTTTTTGTCGTTGTATATCCACCGTTCGATCGTGGCGCGGTGGTTTTCATACAGCTTAGGCACATAGGTACCGCGTGTGATTGAATTGTCCATCTGGAAGATAAAATCATCTATCGTTTCACTACCGTGCTTTTTGACTAGGATATCGTAATCGAGAGTGGTTAGCCGGACCTTATTATTCTCACCGTAGGTTTCCCATTTCGTGATCGGCATCGAGGATGGGGCATCAATCGGGTTGCCTGCACTGTCGTACATAAACGGTTCGTTCGGTAGCGGTTCCGGTTCTATGAATGTTTGAACCTCTATCTCCGCTATGGGGGGAGGCGTGGGTTGGCTGGCTACCTCCCCTCCCTCTAAGCTATTATAGCTTTCTAAATACCCCCCCTCTAAGCTACAAGAGGTTATATATGTATTTTTAATACTATTACTATTAGTGGTATGGTTTTCCGTCGACGGGATTTCCGTCGCCGGGATTTCCGTCGCCGGGATTTCCGTCGACGGGAAATTACGTGCTTCAAATTTTTGAAATGGCGGTTTATCAACGTTTTTTAATGGGGGGGGTGTCTGATTTCCCGTGTACGGAAATCCCGGCGACGGGAAATCTGGCGACGGGAAATCAGGCGACGGGAAATCCTGTGTCGGCATAGTATTTTTTATATACTTTCCTGCAGGAATATTTTGAACCATAATGTATTCATTTCGCATAAAGCGATTTTGATTGTCTTTTTTTTGTTCTATAACTATATACCCATAATTTACCAACTGTTTTAAGTATTTGTTCAATCGTTCACGCGTTGCATTTAGTTCCGCGCACATTAGACTTTTGCTTGGAAATGCTCGTGCTCCTGAACCGGCAAAACTGGATAGGTATAAATAGACACCTTTCGCTTCTAACGATAGGTTTGGATTTCGTGCGACGAGTTGTGGACTGAATCCGAAACCTTTCGAAAGAATACCTAAAACGGAAATAGTATCCGTATATTGTGTATTACCATTATTTTCCATAAAAAATACCCCTTTAAAAATATTTTGCCTATTGACAAACATTTTCCTGGGGTTTATAATTCTTTCTGGTTACAAAATAACCGAAAAAAATTTGTTTGTCTTTTATCCCCGCGGATATTGTTTGTTTTAGCGAATTGATAATATACCGGGGGATAATTATTTTCAAGTGGTACATATCCAACTTTTTTATCTCCCTTTTTTTGGTAAATTAATATTAATCGAATATGGAATTATATTACAGTCAGTCCATAAAAAAATATCCCTTAAAATTTATTTTGCCCATTGACAACAAATTTTTTTCGGGATATAATTTCACTGTGAAAATTTTGTCTTAAAAACTATTATCCCGAGGTTTTTTGTTGTCTTGGTAAACACATTATAACCGAGGGATATATGTTTTTCAACTGGTTGTTGGAAATATTTTCAAACAAAAAAGGCTGGATATTCATCCGGCCTTTTTTATGGTGTTTTAAGCGTTTTTAAGCATTTTTTTCCTGGCTGGTATCAGAAGGGCAGTTCGTCTTCTGAACCGCCTATATAAACGTTTTCTATGGCATATGGGGCGTTTAAATCGTCTGGCTCTTTTTCCTGTTTTCGCATATCCCCGAGGAGCTGTACGAACTGGCATTCCAAACGGGTGGTTTCCCCGCCGTTATAGCCGCTCTTCACCCATGTCCCCATGACCATAATTGAATCGCCTTTTTTAATCGCGTCCCTGAACCTGCTTGCAATAGGGTTCCAGGCGTAGCAGTCGAACCAAAGGGTTTCATTGCCCCGCTTGCCCACCGCTATGCTGAACTTGAGTATGGCGGTTTTCTTGTTCCCAATGTTTTCGAATAGGGCATCCTTCCCGGCGTACCCGACCGCCACTACCCCTGACTTCTGGTTGATATACATGTCACCACCCCCTGCAAGGTTCGGTCATTAAGCGGCAGGGTTCCAGGTCGTCATCCGTTATGGACGAGAATTCCCCGTCGCTGGTATAGGCGCAGATAAAGAAGGTGCCGTGTATCTGGTGGGTTCCGCGCTTTGGTATTCGTATAATCCTGTTTTTAGGGCAGGTTTCCATAAAACGCCCTTCCTCGTTGCATATAAGCACAAGTCTTTCGTCAATGGTCAAGCTTTCGATATACCCCACCACCAGTTTCTGCATGGCGGGAAGGTCGTTGTTTACGAAGGACACATGCGGTTCCTTCCCCGGTTCGTATATCTGTATGACAATGCTGCTCATGGCTACCCCCTTACCGGATACGCAGGCTTTCGGTCTGCACCAGTTCCGCGCCTGGGACTTCCCCGCCGTCGTTAATGACAGCCTTTATCCGCGTCTTATCCAATTCAGATTCGTCCCATTTCGGTTCCTTCCAGAACATGGGGTGCATCTTGAGTTCGTTTATATTGACAATCCTGACGGAAGAAGGGTTCTTCTGGATGGCGTAGCTGTGAAGTTCGGTTTTAAACTTCGGCCTGTCCAGGGTTATCATCATGGTCTGCAGGTTCGCCTTCAAACGGTCCTTTAGTGAGGTGCGGGTGCGCTTGAGCGCCGTTAACCGCTCTATTTCCCGGGCAATGGTGTCCACTTCCCCGTCAATCATGGCGATAAGCCCCGCGTAGTTGTCCGCCTTATCTTCTAGGCTGTCCTCGTATTGGAGTATAACCACTGCCGCGGCCTCCATGTCCTCATCGGTGCTATTCGCCGCCACCTCGTAGGCATCCAGCAGTACCCGCGTAATTTGGAATATATTACTCATATTCGATAACCTCCCCCGTATTCGGGTCCACACTTCGGGTACTTCCATCGTCGTCATCGTCCGGCGGTAAAAATTCCACATGCTTTGTATCCAGTGCATCCGGTTCGATTTTCATTTCGGATGCATCGTAACATCCCTGCAGTTCGCACGGGAATGCCTCCCGAAGTGCCTGTACAATGGCTACCTTTCGTATCATAGTCCCGGGCATCTTTAACCATGATCGCGTTGGTTTACCATCTCGATCATAGGAACAGTATTCCTGCATGGATACACTTGATTCCATCGGTACGGTATATCCGTTGATATGTACCCGTGCCCATCCTCCAACCAAATTTTCGCCGATAAGTACTACCGAACCGGGCCGGTATTCCATCTTTCCGGATGTATCGGCAAGAATAATACCTGCTTCCAATCCACCAAACTTTGGGTGATTCGAAGCCCGTTTTGTGAAGACGTCCTTGCCCGTTACCATAGTAGCGGGCCGATCCTTAAACTTGATTAGATACGCTTCCCGTATGAACGGGTTCAGCCGCTGCGCCCTGCAGAGCTGTATAAACATGACGATTTCCTCGTTGGTAACATGCGCATTACCATTAACCAAATAGTTACGGACAATCGCAGGGGATAGCTTCACGGTGGTGTTTCCTGATTCATATTCAACTATCGTTTTTTCCAGATTGTTTCCCATTGGTTGATTCCTCCTTTTTACTTGCGGGACGGTTTCGTTCCCTATTTGCGGCGATCTGACCGGCGTACCATTCAGGGTCGTTTTCCTTTCGCCGTTGATAGTATTCCTTGCGTTTCTCTTTGTATTCCGATCGTTTCATGTATGTTTTTATGTAATCGCGCCGATACTGTAACGCTTTTAGCGCCTTTTCGATGTCGGCTTCTGTCAGTGTTTTGTCGATAGCAGGTTCCATGCTATTCCATCCCTTCTATTTGTGTTATAATGGCATAGCGTGCTCCCCTTAGTGCGCACAATTGTGCCGGACACTCCCCCCTGTAAAAAAGAATGTCCGGCATTAATTTTTAGCTTTGCGTTTATGCCGTTATTTTACTTGAACATGAATTCGAGGTCAGATTCCAGCGTTTCGGCTGACGCATTTTTGTTTGATCTTGAACTGTTATATTATCTAAGCTGCTGCCCGATATATACCAATCAAGGTAATGACATTCCTCATTCGTGAATTCACCCTCGACAAACATTTTTAGCCGTTCGGCGATCAGGCTTCCGCAATACTCGCAGTACCCTTCGTCGATGTCCCATTCCCGATACCAATTTCCGCATTTTTGACATGGATAAAGTTCCGACCATTCCGATCCGTGGCAATGCGGACAAACCGAAACACGTATGTTTTCATCACGATAATATCCGCTGGCCGGTTCATCGAATATTTTTCCGCAGTCTTCGCATATAAAGTGCATTTCAAGCATTATGGCCATCTCCTTCGCGAATCTTTTTTTGATTATGATATTTAAGTGTTTCCATCACTGCCGTAGTCCAGTGCAACAACGCCCCGTATCCTAATCATTTGTTCCCAATATACGACGAAATCTTTGTCACAACCGCCCTTTTCAATGTCGCAAGTCTCAATAAACTTTTTATCATCCAGCATGATATGTATCATTCGACTGTTTTCGAGGCCACAATATGGGCAATCGTATCGGATTCGTTCGATCGCCCGCGCCTCCGATCGTAGTACGTTTTCAGGTTCCATCTTGATAACCAGCTTTCATCAACATTTGTTCCTCCCTTTCAGTTCCAGACTAATGGCGCGAAAACTTCCACAACCCCGTCTGATTCGTTGCTCGTCGTAATTTTATAAAGCTTCCCTTTCTGCCCGCTTATATCTTCTTCATCGCTGTCGGTGTAGATAAGGTTTAAAAATCCATCGACATATCCGTCCAGATAAAAGCCTATGTCGTCCAAAGATATTTCGCTTAATACAGTCAGTTCCTCGTCCATGCCAAGACAGGCATTTCCAAAAGGAGATAACCTCGGTATGCCGTTTATGCCAGACCAGTTCAACAGCAGCAGCTCACCCGTTTCGTACAGCACGAGTCCACTTTCTTGCCTTGTAATATCTTGCAAGTTTTTCATGGATTACTCCTCCTCCAATCGATAAATTTTACTCCTCCATTCTGACCAATAATCATATCCGCATTCTTCACATCGATAATGGATAGGTCTTATGCAACCTGCAGCGATGGCTTCATCTTTTGTTTCGAACGTAATTTCACGCATATCCTGCATTCTATTCCTCCTCTAGTTCATCCTCATATACCGCGAACTCCCAACCCCCCATCGTTCGTACCCACCACTGCATGCGGACTGCATCGAACTCAACCAGTTCCACCAGCCGGTAGCCTTTGTAATTTTTAGGTTCCGACAGATATCTGAAGTCACCAGGTTCCCATTCTTTTTTCAAGGCCTCCACTCCTCAACGTATTTTATAACTTCTTCCACCGACATGTTGCAAACATGGTCGCAGTCGTACATGATACCAACGCCCACGTCGGCTTCGTTTTTTATAAATGGGCATTTTTTGCAATCAAGGTCGGATATTAATTGTGCCGCCCATACTTTTTTATCCATTTCATCACTCCTTATTTTTATTTGCGCGGCCCGGGCTTGTGACCGGGCCTGCCGCATTACCGGCCCGAAGGCCGTCACTCTGCGTTTACGCTACCTGTTCTTTATTTTCCGTGTACTCAAGATTTATCTTCGCGTTTTTAGCGTATTCGGCTGCTTTTTCCTGTGCTTCCTTAAGATTTTTCTTCGCAGCATTCAGCTTGATTTCGAGGTCCTGAACTTCTGCTGTGCAATCATTAATTTTGTTAAGAAGAATATTTACGTTTATTTTATGCTTTTTGATGGCTTCGTCGTTTTTCTTTTGCAGTTCTTCGATGCTGATCATCTTTCCGGTTTCAAACGCTTTTTTATAGGTTTCCGTGTTCATTTCCTCGAATCCGAATGCTTGTGCGTTTGTTACGTAAACCATGTTATCCATTACTTTGTGTTCGGCCCCGCCGTTACTGGTACTGGTTACCATTGTGAGATACTTGCGGTTAACCCATACTATAAAGTTTTTTTCGGTTATTTCGGCTGTTTCTGTTCCTTTCATTCCGTTGATTTTTTCGGTGGCTTCTGTCTGGAGGACCTGCCATCTGCTCTTTATGTATGCCATGCTGTATTCTCTATTTTCTCCGCCTTCTAATTCGAGCGTTACTTTATCTTCGGTTAAGTTCGTAACGGTACCCGTGATACCATTATTTTTAATTTTTAAGATGGTCCCGATCTCTATGTTTTTCATTTTTGTTACCTCCCTGTTTTTTTTTCGGCCGTGGCCGTCCAACAAATACATTCTACCAGATTTACTAACCTTAGTCAATAGACAATTTTTCCCATTTTATAATTTGACGAATCCTGTAAATATGTGTTATTTTATAAATTATAAACTGTTTTTGATAATAACCGGCCACTTTGGAGGTTTAAGGGGCGATTTTTATGGCTGCCGTGCATCCGATACGCGACCTCGGCGATCTGGAGCGAATGAAGGAATATCTTTTTAGAGGAAATGTCAAATATTACATACTTTTTACGATTGGTTTGAACACGGGCTTGCGGATTTCTGACATATTAAATCTAAAGGTGTCGGATGTACGCGGGAAATCGCATGTAACCATAGTCGAAAAAAAATCTAAAAAACCAAAGCGGTTTTTAATTAATTCAGAGCTTAAGGCTGACATTGATTTTTTTTTAAAGTACACGCCGGACGATCGTTATTTGATATGTGGTACCCGTGATCGAAACAAACGTATGCGCACGGCACAGGCTTATCGTATGATTTCGGATGCGGCCAAGTATGTTGGTATTACGGATGCTGTCGGTACGCATACGATGCGGAAGACATTCGGATACCATCATTACAAAAAAAATAAAGACATCGTTATGCTTATGCGTTTATTCAATCACAGCAAACCGGATACAACGTTGTTATATATTGGTATAACTGACGATGAGATGGATGCATCTTTAGAAGGTTTTCATTTATAGGAGGTAAACATGGAAAATATGCAGGTAGCGGTTTTATTAAAGGACATACTAAAATCGATTGAAAATTATAACTATGGAGTTGCTGCTGCTTTTACTCGTCAAATGATTTTTAAACTCGAATATGACGATAACACGGATGAAAAAACACCTATTAGAAGCGATGGAGAAGATTGTTACTCAACTGTGCTCTCATTGATAAAATAAAATGACCACGATGGGATGTCGGGTCATTTTAACAAGAGGTTGAAAACGATATTAATGGAACCACGATTTATAGTTTACCATAAAATGGAAATTTATTCTATCTAATTTTTTTATGCATGATTTCATATCGCATGATTAGACTCTTTATGCTGTCCCGCTCTTCTGCGCTATGAACCAATTGCGATGCATCGTCAATAAAACGTTTGGCATGGTCAAGTTCGGTACGGGCGATCGCGCGGGCGGCCGCCGTGTTTTGCTTATAATATGTGTCTGCGTCGGATAGTTCATGCTCTACCATTCGGCGTACGGATTGAAAAGAGTGTTCCTCATCCTCGTATCCGTCGGTTATTCCGTCATGGACCGTTTCCATCGCGATAAACACTTTTTCCAGCTCCAGCATATAATAAAGGTCCCGCGCTGTCTCCACCGTTGGAGCCTGTGTGTAGATGTATTCAATCTGCTGTTTGGTGGCCGCTTTCCAGTCTTCTATCATGATTTATCACTCTATACTGTTAAAGTGATGGTATTTTTTGTGCCTTTTATGCATTTCACGTAATTTATATTCGTACTTTTCCTGCATGGCTTCCTGCATGTCTGAAATAGTCGAGATATCCCAATCCATGCCTGACATTTCAATCAATATGCCACGCAGATGGTTCAGTTCCTCATTGACTTCGTTTACGATTTTTAAAATATATGAATATTCTACCAGATAACCATCATTGGACAGTTCTTTTGCAATAACTTCATATTCCGCAAGTGTTTCCCGTTCCCATTCTTCATATGCTTCCCATGATTTTTTCAGCATGTTCCATCGAAATGTAGGTTCAATTTTTGTTCTAATTTTACCTTTTACAATCTCTGACATCCCGGCGCGAATGGGCAAGCCATCTACAACCAGCATCCCGGTTACTTCGGTAATAAACTTTTTAAGCTTTCTTTGGCATAATGCCTCTACTGCCAATTGATATTCGTGCAGCATAGCAAAACCGGGAAGCGACAGGAACCAAAAAAGGTCAGCCGCGTCCCGGTGAAAATTTAAGGCTCCGTGAAACCTGTTATTGACTTTGATCAGCCATTCGGCGGCCATTACCGTCTCGCCATACCCGGTTTAATAACGCCCGGCGCGGCGTCCTCATAGCCGGGCGATTCGTGTTCCATTTCGCCTTTGATGTAACGTCCAGTGCGTCTGCTTCTTCTTGCTTCGGGGGTTCCGTCCATATCTCCGTCGTCATCCATCGCATCCGCGTGCGGATAGCGGCGTCGGCGTGCCGCAGGGGCTTCCGGCCATTCATGATCACCCCGGGCCTCTTCTTCGTCTTCTTCGTGCCGGCCGCCACCGTGACGACCTTTCTTGCTTCCCCCGGTATGGAATCCAATCTTGCCGTCTTCCTTACCGTGTGACATTAGTTTGTGCAAAAAATCGCTGAATCCTTCATCCTCGATTTCGTCTAGGATGCAAAGCGCCTTGGTGAAGAAAAGAGCCGATACAACGTTATCAAGCGCTTGTGCGGACTGCGGATTCATCTTGGCCCCGCCGTCCATCTTGTGGCTATGTTCGCCGATTTCCTTTTCCAGCATGGATATTAAACTTTCATATTTGTCCTTCATGTGTTACCTCCGGGTTTTTCTTCCTGTTTGCCGATTAAATATATGATGCGGTTCGCATAGTTAACAATTTCTTTTTTTACTTCTGTTCGGTCTTCGGTCTTCGTGTTTTCATATATCATGGATGACTTACTCCAAAAGTCGGTAAAATATGCTTTTATGGCTAGTTTTGCCTTCGTTGCGCATAAGGGTTCCGCCATAAGATCACATCCGTTTATACGGCGGGGCAGCCGTTACAGCCGCCCCGCATCGATTAATTATTTTTCCTAGATTACCAGCTGATTCCGTTTTTGTATCCGTATCCGTTTCCATTATAACCGAATCCGGTTCCCTTGCAGCCGCATCCGCAGCCCTTCGGGATTTCCGCTAAAATAAATTGACCGTTGTCGGTGGAGCGTCCGGGCCAGTTCACGACGTTGCCGCAGGTACGCGGGCTGTCGTCGATCGCGCCGAGGTTCATGCCCATGACGGTGTTGCTGTTCTCGCATCTGATCGGTATGATGTGCCAGATTTCGCGGTCTATCAGTTCGCCGCACTCGTATACGGTGATTTCAAGGGTAACGGAACAATCGTTCAGTGTAGTGTTCGAAATTACGC